CTTTGCCCTGAGTCATAGAGATGCCAATTGTGCATGGGTAGCACCCTGGTTTAAGCAAGCCAAGATTGTCTATCGACTCATCCGCAAGATCTTTGCCAAGACTGGTAACCATATCGTTGTTCGCAAGTCTGATAGTGAACTTCGCTTTGAGTTTGCGAATGGGTCTGTTGTCCAGTTCTTCAGTGCTGAGAACTACGACTCATTGCGTGGCGACGGATATCACTTTCTGGTCATTGACGAGGCCGCCGACGCACTCAAAGACCCCAAGATGTGGACCGATGCCATTAGACCTGCTCTATCGGACACCAATGGGTTTGCGCTGATCATCGGAACTCCCAAAGGTCGCAATCTCTTCTTTCAGCTTTTCAATCGCGGCGACGATCCCGAATATCCTGATTGGGAAAGCTTTCACGCATCGACTCACCAGAATCCCTATATCCCTAAAACTGAGATAGAAACAGCCAAGAAAGAGTTGCCAGAGGATACCTATCGACAAGAATATGATGCGGAATTCTTGGAAGAGAGCGCGGGTGTATTCCGACGTATTGAGGCCATTCTTGAAGGCAAGCTTAATCCAGATTATGAGCCTGAATTGTGGCATAAATACATACTCGGGTGGGACCATGCGAAATATCAGGACTACAGTGTCCTCACTCTTATGGATATCGGGACTCGCAAGGTTGTCTGGTGGGACCGCTTTAATCAGATGGATCACACCAAACAAGTAGACCGCGTGGTAGCAGTTGCCAAGAAGTTCAACGCTTTTGTATTGATGGATTCAACAGGTGCAGGTGATGTGGTTTTTGAGCTGTTGAGAGCGGCATATAGCAATTGTGATGGATATGTGTTTACCAATGCATCAAAAAAGATATTAATCGAAACACTGCAATTAGGTATTCAAGATAGAGCCTTTACTATGCCAGATATAACCGTGGTAGTGAATGAATTGAGACAATTTGAGTATAAGATAAGTCCAAGCAGAAATGTGATCTATAGCGCTCCTGACGGGGCTCATGACGATTGTGTGATTAGTTTAGCACTTGTCTGGTATGCCGTTCAAATGCAAGGTTTTGAGCATTTGGACGAGGAAACAGCAAATGTACTACAGAACTACGTAGGATACTAATATGGGGATAGGTAGCTTTATGTCAAACGTATTTAATGCTGCTCAAGTCGGTTGGTCTGCTGCTCGACGCGCCTATGACGAGCCGAACATGGGCAATCAATATCGCTCGTTCTATCGCAGGATAAGTGAGTACGATCTTTTGTGGTCATACTACAACTCATCAGCTTTTGATCGTGCTGCTCGTTTCCTCAACAATCAAATAGCTGGTGGGTATTATGGTCCCTATCTCTGGGATCGCTACAAGGCCAATTACAACCTCTACAGAAACATCAGGCTTATCTACAACCCTACTACTAGACTTGTGAACTTCTACGCTGGCCAGGTGTATCCTGGTGTTCTCTCTGAAGATGGCTCAAAGCTTCCTGACGGCGTGCCATTAGCTATCCCGTTCTCAGACGACACATCACCTGCTCTCAAGAGTGCTATAGCGCAAATCTGGCAGTGGTCAAACTGGCAACAAAAGAAGGCCGTGGAAGTCCGGTATTGTGCTGCTTTAGGTTCGGTCTTGGTTGAGGTTGAGGATGATCTTGACCGAGGGAAAGTGTGTCTATCCGTGTGCTGGCCCGGAACCGTCACGGATCTGGAGCTAGACAATGCAGGGAATGTGAAGAGTTACGCGATAGAGTATTACACGTATGAAGATAATGTTGGACAATACAGGTATAAAAAGACGGTTGATCAGGATACATTCCAGTATTTCAAGGATGACGAACCTTTTGACTACGGATACGGATCTGTCGTGCCTAATCCGTACGGTTTTATTCCTGCTGTGTGGATCAAGCATAGTGATATGGGCGGTGATCATGGTGCACCTGTTATATCGGGCACGATGGGCAAGATAGACGAGTTGAACAATCTTGCTAGCCATGTGCATGACCAAATCCATAAGGTGATTGGGGCTCCGCTGCTTATCTCCAGTTCACAGAAGGTCACAAATCTCTTCAGCACTCAGAAACGCGGACCGACGTCCGACTTTCAAGAACCTGCTTCAGATCAAGAAAGCCTCTTGATGCTAGCAGGGGGGCCTGATGCAAAAGCGCAAACATTGGCAGGCGATTTAAACCTAGCTGATGCTGCTGTTCACATGGACCGTCTCATAGGCGAAATTGAGAATGATCATCCAGAGCTCAGTTTCTACAAAGAGCTGAGAACGATGTCACAAGTCACCGGACCGGGTGCTCAACGCATGATGGGAGATGTAGAGCAGCTTGTGATAGAGGCTCAAGCGGGCTACGATCAAGCCAATATTTCGCTTTTTAGAATGGCAGTTGCTATAGCGGGATTTAGATCTAATTCTGGCAATTGGGGGCAGCTTAGCAGGCAGCAACAGAAATTCTTACCGTTCAATCTCGACTCATACGAGCGTGGTGACTTGGATATGTCGATCATGCCCAGGCCGTTACTCAATTCCACAAAATTGGAGCGTGCTCAAGAGAACTTGGCAGTATGGACAGGAGTCCAAGCGGCGTCCAATGCTGGTGTGCCACTCGAATTTGTACTGGAACAGGAAGGATGGACACCACAAGAACTCACAAAGCTTGCACAGGCCAAACAGAAGGAAGATGCTGAACAGCAAGCCAAATTTGAGCAACAGCAGAAGGTGATAGCTCAGAATCAACCTCCTCAGGATAACAACCAGCAAGAGGAGGATACTCAGCAGAATAAGCAATCTGTAGGACAGAAAGGGTAGTATGCTCTATACAACCGTATCAGTAGGCCTTGGAGAAGGTCATGAGATAGAAGGCATCAACGGGGCCATTGCGCAAGGCCTCAACGAGCTGTCAGGGGAAATCAGTGCTCCTGTAGAATTGGTGAACGTTGTGCATGTGCCTGCTCAGGATGGCAGAGACTATCTTATCATCATGGCTAAGCTATACGAACCACCTGTGCCTGTAGTAGCTGCGCAGGCTGTTATCAATGATGTTTTGCTAAGAGAGAGATTTCGAAAGCAATAGAAGGGTATATTATGACTAAAGATGAATTAATCGAACAACTAGCAGACAAAGAACATGCATCATGGGCTCGGTGGATGAGCTACTTGTTTAGTAAGTGCGATGATTGGTATGAGACTAATCTTGAGGATCAGGAGGAGTTATCTGGCAAAATAATTCCCATTGAATTAGTCGAACGCTGGCAACGTCAAATCGATACTCCCTATGCAGACCTATCGGACGCTGAAAAGCAGTCTGATAGAGACGAAGTTTCTCATATCTTGCCATTTA